ACATTTGGCATATCATTGTTCGCCGCATCCGTCTCCTCCACGGTTGCAGCGGCGACCGCAGACCCGTATAACACCTTTCCATCCTTTTTAGCCATCGGCCAAATCACATAAGCGTGTTTTGACGATACTCCCAGTTCTTCTTTGTATCGCTGGATGTCATCGTATCTTTTGCATTTTTCCGTGTCCATATCAATCAAGCAATCCATGGTAAAATTGCCATTGATATGCTCACATTTAGCCTGCATAACAGCCGCCACTTTTGGATGATGGCTGAATCCCGGTACCGCAAGGGTAGCTCCTACCACATTTAACACAGGATAGATTTTACGAATTGCTTCCAACCCACTTTCTTTCCCAGTCTCAGCATCATAACCACCAATTATAGTATCATCTGTTATCATACTTGGATCCACCTGATCACCAGTAATAACTAACTCCGTAGCCTCTGCCGCTGCGCCGGCCAAAAGCAATGTTATAACCGGAAAATCCGAATCAAAAGCAAGAACAAAATCCTTATTCTTGACCAACTCCGCTCCGTCCGCTGTTACTTTCATCGTCGCTGTAATCACATTGCGGTTTGGAATCGTGGCTACACGATTTGCAACCGGTACCGTAAGGTCGTCCATTTTTTTCTTGTGAACAGCTGGGTCCAAAACATTGATAAAAATTACCGGAGCAATCGCATCTTCTAAATCTTCTCGCATAAAATGCATATACATTGCCTGACACAAACTGTAATTTTTAAAATCACTCTGATAGCCAATTTTCTCCAAACAATCGTCCTTTGATGTACAGAGCACCGGCGTATTAACAGCAGGCTCTTTCGTCATATGTACCGGAGCCGTTCCTACATATACCGGAATGCCGCTTGTTACACTTGTTGTACTTGTTGTTTGAGCTGCCAAGCGTTCAGCATAAACACCATGTTTAATTGCTTCCATTTTTTAATCCTCCTTTTCTGTCAGCGCCTCCACTGCCTTAGAGTAGCAGATAGCCATAGCTGACTTTAAATCTTTTAACTCTCTCTGTGCCTCTGCCAATTTTGATACAGGCACAAATAAAGATTGCAGCACCGGCATTTCTTCTGTTCTTTTTTTCACAAGTGCCGGTAATTTACCATCTTTAAATAATGTGCCGTTAATCACAACGCCTCGCACAGTTGGTCCAATATACATCACAGTTTCCCGCTTTGTATTCGTAACCGTCTTTTTAGTTATTGCTTTCACAGCAGTTTCCTTTACTTCCTTATTCAACTAAACTCATCCTCTCTTTCATAATTTGGCAAGTCAAAAGTAAGTGTCATTCCTGCGAAATATCTCGGATATGTCATCTCATCCTCTGGGTCTAATACCCCTTTCATTTGTGGATGACATGTAAACTCTCCTAATATCGGATTCGTCAAAAATCGGCGTTTAATTGCTTCCATCATCGTCAGCATTGTGTGTTGATATTGGCAATCTGCCTTGTCGTAATACAAGCCAAAATACAAAACTACAGTTTGCATTTGATTTTCAGAAACCGACTTCACATCATTTTCGCCCAGCTTAACAACGCAAAATGGAAATGGGTCTGAATCATCCTCATTTTCTTTCCGTGGCAAACATTGCTTAAATACAAATAACTCACTCTGATTGCCGTCTTGGTCTTCAAAATCAATATTTTTTGTTATCTTGCTAAGTTCTGCACATAATCTTTCTTGTAATCGTTCTGCTACCATCCACCTTACCCTCGACTTTCAATAAATTTACGAGTAAACTTTTGCAAATTCTCTTCCAATTTTTTTTCAATCTTTTCTTCCGAGTTTTCAAACCCATGACGTGCCATATGCGTCTCCGATGGAGCAAACAACGTCTTAACCGGATATCGCTCTTTGCTGCTTCTAGCAACCAGTTCTTCGTGACCGTTCTGAAATCTTACTATAAAGCCTTTAAACCCATCTTTAATAACCAGCTTATCTCCGTTACCTTTCAACACATGCGCCTTATATACATCTGGACGTGCTCCAGTAATCGCTACCATACGCGGAGAAACATGGAAATTTAGCAACTTATTCATCGTCGAACTCGCCTGAATAATAGTCCTTGGATTTGCATATGTAGCCGACTTTCGCTTAATTGCTTTTTTGATACGAATTGCTTGATCATCATAATCGTATCTTTTTTCAATTTCACGAAAAATCCGATTCATGGCATACTTTCCTGTTGCATTTGAGGCATCTTTCAGGATAGTAGGTGCTTTGTACGCCACACCACCAATCGCCTTTGTTATTCTTTCCAGCGCAGCTTTTTCAGGTTCAAATTCAATGTTAAGCATTTGTTCTCACCGCCAATATTTCATATATTCCAGCTTGACGTTTAGCTTCGGCAACAAGATATTTTTTCTTGTCAATCCGAATCACTCGGCCGACTGCCGGAAATGCACCAAATACATCTCCGGCGACATAAAATAGCACCTGTTTATCATGCACTCCCTGTTCATGGGTTCCTTTTGCACGATTTCGACGCATCAACTCGTCCTCATCAATGCTAATCATCATCAGCTTACCGTCAACCTCGTGTTCTTCGAAAAATTCATCCGAATTGCAAAAAACTTTTTGGACATCGTCCTTCAAGTCATCTTTAAAAGACATGCTACTCACCTGCTGCCTGCTTTTCTTCCTGATAGTTAATCACTGCTGTTTTTAACTCATCAAGTTTCGAGCTGTCACTAAGACCTGTCAGACCGATGCTCTCGGCATACTCAATCACGGATGCCTTTGTTGTCATGGCGTTAATTTCTTCCGTCGTTTTGTAGCTTACAGTCTGCTTTTCTTCAGTTGTTGTTGTGTCAGAATCTGACACACTGCTAACCTCCGGCTCCTGTGCCACAAGCCATCCATCCCAATCTTTTGGATAAGGAATCGGACGAGAGAACGCCTGAACATCTACCATATTGTTGTTTTCGTCATCGAGAACTCTGATTACAATCGGTTCCGCATAGGACTTAAAGCCATCACCTTTTTTAACAAATGTGACCTGCGCATAAGCTGTAGCTCCCATTCCTGGTGTCAGCATGGCAAGCGTACCGGCTGGAAGAAGTGTCTTTTCTTTACCATCCAAATCTACATATTTTTCTGCATATGTAAACATGGTAAGCACAAGACCATTGATGTTGATAGTACCGTTGCAAGCAACGCCATCTGGAAGCATTTTCTGGTCGATGATACCAGTCTCAACCCGCGCCTTGTTGAAGAAATCCAAGAATTTCTCATCTGACATCAACGCCATGCTTACGTCCGAAGTCATGACCAAGTCGGTCGCATGGATGCCACGGTCAATCAGTACAGTAGCCATTTTATAAAGTTCCATCATTTTTTCAGTTGCCGTCATATCAGCAAATTTCTTTGTCAACTTATACTGATTTTTGAAACCATCTTCTGTGTTGTAAAACTGAAAATATTTCTCAACTGCATCCTTGTCTTTCGCAGCGTCATCTGCTGACGCATAATGTTTCATCAGCACCTTGCCGGTGGTGATGATTTCCGCACACATTTTCTCGTGACGGCGGTAAATAGATTTACGAAGTTCATCGATATTCTCGGCTTCCAGTTCATCTTCTCTTTCTTCCGGAGAACGTCCAGATTCGGGAGACTCACCAAATGCTTTTTTCTCCAAATCATCCGCCGTGATTGGCATTCTCGGTGCAATAAATGGTCCATCAAGGTATTCTGTTCGATATCCTTCTTTCTCCATCGCAATTCCACCGACAACAGGAATTACAAAAGGTGCAATCTTCTGTCCGCCTTTTTTCATTTCAACCAGTGCTTTCTCCGAATAAAAGCATCTTCCGTCCGGAAAATATCTGTTTTTCAAAAACATCAACACTGGATACATCTTTTTTACACTCTCAATGAGTGTCGTTGTTTCTCTAACCAATTTTTTTGTCCTCCTTTATTTCAAAATAATTCCTGCCGAACGAAGATTTTCGTCATCGGCAACATCCAATTCAACCGAAGATATAACTTCAGACTTTCTAAAGTCACCGGAAATATATACTGAAGTCGGTATACTGCTATCCCCTTCGGTATACTCCGTATCGTTGCATACGATACAATTGGCTGTTCCACCGCTTGTATGCACCTCAAACGTCTTTTTTTCGGCATCAAAATCCAGCAACTGGCCGCGTCTCAGTGTCCCCGATCCGTCAGGTACCGTCACCGGAACGACTTTCGCATCAATAATTTTAAAGTGGTCGTAAATAAGATTATCCATCTTCATATCGTCCACTGTGTTTAACCGTTTACTCATGATTTCATCCCTCCTCGTTTATTGGCGACATTTGCAAGGCGTTCTGCCTGCTTTTCTGCTTCGGTCACATCTTCGTCCTCAGCCTGCGTTGGCACACTAGCTGCTCCCGAATTATTAGCATCCTGTGTAGCGTTCTTCATGTAAGCCTCTGCACGTTTTGAATCATCCATAAGACACTCATACGCCAAGGTTTTAGCGTCCGTACGCTTTTCGCCATATTTTGCCTCATTAAGCGCCTCACTCGTCACAGTTTTCGAGATTGCATCCAACTCCTGAAGACGTGTACGCTCATTTTTAGCACCTTCCTCAAACCCAGACTCTTTCGCTTCGTTTACCATCCGGTCAACTGCTGCCTGTTCCGTTGGATTTTCTTTCAAAAATTCCTCTAAAGTCATTTTCGTGTTACCTTCCTTTCCGTTTTTATTTGTTATTGATAAATCACCGTCCCCCTTTTGGGATTCAGTGGATTTTCCATTATCCTCCATAAGCAGCACTGCTCGTTGCAATTTTTGAGCCACTGCCTCACTGATAACTGGTGCTTCGGAATTTACAACAAGCATTCCGCTTTGATTATTTGGTTCGGACTCCTTAAACATGTAGTCGTCGACAAACCCAAGTTCAATTGCTCTCTTAGGGGACATATAAGTATTTTTGTCCATCAATTCCTGCAATTCTTCCCTTGTTTTTCCTGTGCGTTTTTCATAAACATTTATAATTGCCTCATTATACTGCTTCAAGGCATCTGCTTCCTGCTCCATGTCACGATAATCACCCTCCGCGTAGCACTTAGTATTGTGTATCATGAAAATCGCTGCATCGCTGATTAGGCATTCGTCAGCCGCACAGGCAATAATCGATGCCGCCGACATAGCTGCTCCAACAATTCTTGCTGTAACCTTACCCTCGTAACTTTTTAACAAAGTGTAGATTTCAAAGCCGGCAACGGCAACACCACCATTTGAGTTGATGTTCAATACAATATCTTCGCCGTTCGCCTCATTCAGCTTATCCGTGATGTCCTTTGGAGCACAAGCCTCCATTTTCAGCCAATCATATAGCCATTTTTGCGAATTTGAAATAATTGGACCTTTCACATTAATTTCAACTGCCATTGTTTAATCCTCCTCTAATACTTTATTTGCTTTCCGCATTAATCCATTTTCAACTTCCAACGTGCGAACAATATCGTCAAAGTCGCTGCCATTTAACGCCGCACACTCATCCTCTCGTGTTGAAAACCCTGCATTAACACGCTGTACAGCTGCCGCCACCTCTTTGCCAGGCTCTAACTGTCCTTGCGTTGGACCTACCCAAGTGCAATTGGAGTAGGCTTTTCGTATAGCAATATTATTAAAAAAGCCGGGA